GTCCTGATCCTGAACAATGTTCAGAAGTATATGATGCAGATTGTGTTATATATTTTGGAGAAAATATTATTTGCCAAGGAACTACAATAATAACTCAGTATACTTCAGTAGCACAAGGTTTAAATGAAATAGTTAATTGGCTTTGTAATGAAGGAAATATAGGTGTCCAAGGTATACAAGGAGTCCAAGGTGTCCAAGGTATTTCAGGTGCATTTGCAGGACAAGGTGTACAAGGAACTACTGGTATACAAGGTAATGTAGGTGTTCAGGGAATCCAAGGAATTCAAGGCATTCAGGGAATCCAAGGTTTTAATGGTCCACAAGGAATTCAAGGTTTTGTTGGAACAGGTGTTCAAGGTTATCAAGGTCCTCAAGGTATTCAAGGCCCTACAGGAATACAAGGATTTACTGGAATAGGTATACAAGGATACCAAGGTGCTCAAGGCAGTCAAGGTTTACAAGGATTTACTGGTGGAGTTGGTATTCAAGGTACTCAAGGAACAACCGGAATAGGAGTTCAAGGTACACAAGGTATACAAGGTGTTCAAGGAATAACTGGTAGTGGTACACAAGGTACAACTGGTTCACAAGGTACTCAAGGAGAAACTGGTAGTGGTTCACAAGGTACTCAAGGAAATCAAGGAACGCAAGGTACAACTGGTAGTGGTACACAAGGAAATCAAGGCACTCAAGGTACACAAGGACAAATTGGTATAAATGGTGTACAAGGAAATACAGGTATTCAAGGAAATACTGGTAATACAGGTTCTCAAGGTACAGCCGGAAGTAATGGTAATCAAGGTACCACTGGAAGTCAAGGCAGTATAGGTTCTCAAGGTGCTGCCGGAAATACAGGATCCCAAGGAGCTCAAGGTAATGTAGGAAATACTGGATCTCAAGGATCAATTGGAATACAAGGTTTTACAGGAAATACTGGTTCTCAAGGCACTATAGGATCCCAAGGTGCAATAGGATCTACAGGATCCCAAGGATCTACTGGTACAACTGGTGCTACAGGTAGTCAAGGTACACAAGGTTTTATTGGTGCTACTGGTGCACAAGGAACAACAGGCACACAAGGAAATATTGGTACTACTGGTAGTCAAGGTATTCAAGGCAACCAAGGAACAACAGGCACACAAGGATTAACAGGAACTCAGGGTTCTCAGGGAACACAAGGATTATTAGGACTTCAAGGTATTCAAGGTGTTCAAGGTGTTTCTGGTACAGGTGGTGTTGTAGCTAATTATGGATCTTGGTATTCTACAGTAGATCAATCAGCATCTACTATTAATACTGAAACATTAATGACTGCTAATACAATTTCTTATGCTAATGGTGTAAGTCTTGTAGCAGGAACCCAAGTAACTTATTCAACTGCAGGTACTTATGCTTTTAACTTTTCTGTTCAGTTACATTATAATGGTGGCGGGGGTTCAGGTGATGTAATAGATATTTGGTTAAAAAAGAATGGAACTTCTGTTCCTGATTCAAACACTAAATATTTAGTACCTTCTAATCTTGTATACAATGTATCATCATTAGATTTTCTATTTACAGTAGCAGCAGGCGATTACTATGAAATTGCATGGGCTACTAATAACTTAAATATTATATTAGAATATGATGCAGCATCAGCACCTCATCCAGCTGTTCCTTCTGTAATTATTAATACTTTCCAAGTAACATATACTCAATTAGGACCTCAAGGATCTCAAGGAATACAAGGTGCTACAGGAACTCAAGGAAATACTGGATCTATTGGTGCTCAAGGTACAACAGGTTCTCAGGGTTCTATAGGTACTACTGGTAGTCAAGGAGCCATAGGAACACAAGGAGCAATTGGAAATATAGGAAGTCAAGGTACCACTGGAAGTACTGGTTCACAAGGCATTAATGGTACACAAGGAACGACTGGTACTCAAGGTGCAACTGGTTCAACTGGTGGTACTGGATCTCAAGGAACAACAGGTACTACGGGAAATACTGGTTCTCAAGGAAGTACTGGATCTACAGGTTCTCAAGGAGCTATAGGTAGTCAAGGAACTATTGGTAACACAGGTGTCCAAGGTTCTGCTGGTATAAATGGATCACAAGGTTCTACTGGCACAACAGGAACACAAGGTAGCACAGGAACAACTGGAACCCAAGGAACAATTGGTTCACAGGGAACTACGGGAACAACCGGATCAACAGGAGCTCAAGGAACTACTGGTTCTACTGGAGCAACAGGGACTCAGGGAACAGTTGGTAGCCAAGGATTTATTGGATCCCAAGGAACAACAGGAAATATAGGAAGTCAGGGTGCCACTGGAGCAACAGGAGGAACTGGATCTCAAGGTGCTATAGGAAACACAGGAGCTCAAGGAATACAAGGAATTCAGGGTATAATTGGTGCTCAAGGAACCACTGGATCTACAGGTGCCACAGGGTCACAGGGTTCAACTGGTGCCACAGGATCTCAAGGATTTACAGGTGCAACAGGACTTACAGGAAGTCAAGGATCAACTGGTGCAACAGGAGCAGTTGGTTCACAAGGAACTACTGGGGCTACAGGTGCCACTGGAGCAACTGGTAGTCAGGGTACTGCTGGTTTGAATGGTTCACAGGGAACTACGGGAACAACAGGTTCTACTGGTTCTCAAGGAACTACTGGTTCTACTGGTTCTACTGGAACCCAAGGAACAACAGGAGCTACTGGAGGAACTGGAAGTCAGGGTAGTACTGGAGCAACTGGAAATACAGGTGCTCAAGGTGCTATTGGAGCAACTGGTTCTCAGGGATTTACAGGAAGTACTGGAGGGACAGGAGCACAAGGAAGTACTGGTGCAACAGGTGGTATAGGCTCACAAGGTGCTACAGGAGGAACTGGTAGTCAAGGAACCACTGGTACAACAGGTGGAACAGGTGCTACCGGATCACAAGGAACTACAGGGGCAACAGGTTCTACTGGATCTCAGGGAGCAACAGGAACAATAGGTAGTCAAGGTTTTACTGGAACAACTGGTACTCAAGGTAGTATTGGTTCACAAGGTACTACAGGAACAACTGGAGGAATAGGTAGTCAAGGAGCAACTGGATCACAAGGTACAATAGGTACTACAGGGTCTCAGGGTGCAATAGGTACTCAGGGTGCTGTTGGTTCAATAGGATCTCAAGGTAGTACTGGTTCAACGGGTGCTCAAGGTGCAGTTGGATCACAAGGTAGTATTGGAAACACTGGAGCACAAGGTAGTACAGGTCTTACAGGATCTCAGGGATTCACAGGCTCACAAGGTACATCTGGATTAAATGGTAGTCAAGGTGCAGTAGGAAGCCAAGGAACTACTGGAACTACTGGAAGTCAAGGAGCTGTGGGCTCTCAAGGTACAATTGGAACTACTGGATCTCAAGGAACAACAGGATTTCAGGGAACTACAGGTACAACTGGTAATACAGGTTCTCAAGGAGCAATTGGAAGTCAAGGTTCAATTGGATCTACTGGAGGAACTGGTGCACAGGGTACTACTGGATTCCAAGGCACTACTGGTACAACAGGTTCTCAGGGAACTATTGGTAATACTGGATCTCAAGGTACTACTGGTTCTCAAGGAACTACAGGCACAACTGGAACTACGGGATCACAAGGAGCAACTGGGACACAAGGTAGTATTGGTGTAACTGGTTCTCAGGGAAGTACAGGTTCAACTGGAAGTCAAGGATCTATAGGTTCTCAAGGTACAATTGGTACCACAGGTAGTCAAGGTTCTACTGGTTCTACAGGTTCACAAGGAGCTGTGGGATCACAGGGTACTATTGGTACTATTGGTGCACAAGGTTCTGCTGGAACTAATGGTGCGCAAGGTGCAATAGGTGCTCAAGGTAGTGCAGGAATAAATGGAGCTCAAGGAGCAGTTGGTGCACAAGGAGGAATTGGAACTCAAGGAGCAACAGGTGCTACGGGATCTCAAGGTTCTGTTGGATCTACAGGTAGCCAGGGTGCAGTTGGTACTCAAGGGACTACCGGAACTACAGGAACTACTGGTAGTCAGGGTGCTACAGGTACCACTGGTTCACAAGGTACAACAGGAACAACTGGTGCAACCGGTGCTCAGGGAAGTCAAGGTACTATAGGTACTACAGGGGCTACAGGTTCTCAGGGAGCAATTGGTTCAACTGGTAGTCAGGGAGCTACAGGTTCTCAAGGAACTATTGGAACAACAGGTTCTCAGGGTATTCAGGGTATTCAAGGTCTTACAGGATTTCAAGGTTTAGTTGGAAATACAGGAACACAAGGAACTCAAGGAATACAGGGAATTATTGGTGGAGGTGGTTTACAAGGTGCTGATGGTGCACAAGGTACTGATGGATTACAGGGACTTACCGGATTCCAAGGTGCTACAGGGGCCATAGGTTCTCAGGGAGCCATTGGTAGCACAGGTTCTCAAGGAACTATTGGAACTCAAGGTACCGTAGGAACAACTGGTAGTCAAGGAACGGTTGGTACAACAGGTTCTCAAGGTGTTACTGGAAGTCAAGGTACAATTGGAACTACTGGAAATCAAGGTACTACAGGTGGAATTGGAACACAAGGTACTACAGGTACACAGGGTTTTACCGGTAGTCAAGGTTTTACTGGTAATAGTGGTGCACAAGGTATCCAAGGAATATCTGGAACTTCACCAACTGTACCTGGAAGTAATGATGAAGTTTTAACTTCAAATGGTGCTGGTGCAATAGTTGCTGAATCTAATTTAACTTTTAATGGAAGTCTGCTAACAATAAATGATAGGCTTCTAACTACAAGTTCTACTTATCCAAACATTGATACTCAATATGGTCAATTGACTACACCAGCTGCTAAAATAGCATTTAATTGGTTATCTGATTTTTTAGCTTATGGTAATTTATATTCTTTATGGTATAAAGATATAGATATAGCACAAAGATATTTTTCAAATAATAATACCCTCTCACCTACATTTTACTATGAAGGTGATGTAATTGAAGGAACTTATTATACTGGAGCAACAGTAAATTTATATAGTTTGGTTTCTTTAAGAACTGATGGTACTTGGGAAATGGTTGACCAAACAACTGCTTCATCATCAAAAATGTTAGGGATATATCTTGAAACTATTGCTGGTGGTACTTGTAAAATTCTTTTAGAAGGGCATGTGCAGGTTGAAGATACAAATAATGATTCAGCTCCTTATGTAACTGGATTAGACCACGGTCTTCCTATCTACATTAAACAGAGTACAAGTAGTGGTGAATTATCCACTGGAGTTCCAGGTACAAAATATGTTCGTATCTTAGGTTATGCTTATCATCAAAGTATAGACACAACAACAATATGGATTATGAGATTTGATCCAGACAATACTTGGATTGATATATAAAATAAATAAATAAAAAGGATATTATGAATATTAATGGTGTAGCTATAGGAGGAGGAAGTTCTCCAATAAAACTAACATCTCAAACATTAACTTCAACAAGTTGGTCACTTGTAAGTGGATACTATACATATACATTTTCTAATGTAAACATAACAGTAAATACAAGAGTAGATTTTACTCCTAATAGGGCTAGTTATCTTGAAGTAACAACTTGTGGAATGCAATCTGAAGTAACAGTGGCTGCAGGATCATGTACATTTTATTCATTATTTCCACCACAAACAAATATAACAGGAGAAATAACTATATTCCCAACAATATAATTATGGCATTTAACTTACCATTACAAAATTATTTTAATAGAACAACAGGTCCAGCAGTATATTCTAGACCTGCATGTTGGCCTGTAATTACAGATGTAGCTACAGAAGTACAATTCTTATTCTGTGATCTTGGAGATGCTGCATGCTCAATTAGAACAACTTTTACAAGAACATCAGGTTCTCAAAATATTATTATAGATTGGGGAGATGGAACTATTAGTACAGTTACAACTCCTGCATCAACAATTACTCCTCATACATATACTCCAGGAACAGGTACACCTTGTCCATCTTTAGGTTATACAACATTTATAATTAGAGTTTATTTTACAGGAACTGGAGTATCAGTTTTAAATAACTGTAATATACTTCCTTTATTAATTAGTGGTGATACATCTGGTTTTCAAAGTTGTGCTGTATTAGAAGCATATTATGGTGATAGTACACAAAATGCAACTCCTGTTAATTTTCTTTTACAAGGAACAAGTCCTACTTCATTAGGAATATTTAATTATTTACAATTTGTAAAGTTACCAGCAACAGTATCTTGGAATCTCTGGAATTCAACTTTTTATGGCTGTATATCCTTACTTAAAGTGGTCATGCCAATTTCTAATTCTGCTGCAACTCAATATGCATCTGCATTTTCTAATTGTATTAGTTTATTAGAACTTACAATTCCTTCAAATTCAACAAACATTACAACTTTTCAAAATGCATTTCAAAATTGCTACAATTTAAGATCTATTACATTACCAACTACATTAAATTCATGTAATTCTTTTAGTACCTGTTTTTATGCTTGCTATAATTTAAGATCTGTTACATTGCCTTCCATAAATATTTGTAATAGTTTTAGTATCTGTTTTTATGGTTGTTATCAATTAGAATGGATAAAATTTACAAGTATGCCAACAATAGCGGGCACAATTGATATGAGTAATACTTTTGCTATATGTGCTAATTTACAAAATATATATTTTCCTGCTACTGGCAATGCAACATCTATATATAGTTTTAATTATACATTTAATAGTTGTTACCAATTAAAAACCATTGTTTTACCATCAAATATAAATGTTAGTACATTTCTTGCTGCTTTTCAAAGTTGTTATGCATTAACATCTTGTATATTGCCTACAAGTGCGGCTGCATGTACTAATTATAGTGATATTTTTAATAACTGTTATTCTTTACTTAAGATTACATTACCAGCAGCACCAACAGCAGCAGTTAGTTTGTCCAATTCATTTAGTCAATGTTTTAAAGTACAAGAAATTACAATACCTTCTGGATATACAATTACATCTATGGCTACTATGTGTAGTAATTGTGTTAGTTTAAAAACATTTACATGGACCCCAGGAGTACAAAATTCATTAACATCATTAAACTCTGCATTTAATAGTTGTTTTTTGTTAACAAGTATTACAATGCCTTCATCTATGAATTTATTAAATAATCTTACTGCTACATTTAACCTTTGTAGTATGTTATCAAGTATAACATTTCCTTCAAATTTAAATGCTGTTACTACAATGACACAATGTTTTTCTAATTGTTATTCACTTACATCTGTTACTTTACCTACTTCAATGTCTGTATGTACTGTCTTTAGTAGTATATTTCAAAATTGTAATTTACTTATTAGTATTACTTTACCAAATACTGTAGGAAATGTTACAACATTTAGTGCATGTTTTTTCAATTGTTATAGTCTTAAAACTTGTGTGTTACCTGGAGCTGCTCAGTTGTCATTAGTCACAAATATAGGTTCTATGTTTCAGTTATGTTCTAATTTAACAACACTTACAAACTTTGATAAAATAGGATCTTTAACTGCAACACCTTTAATGAGTGCTACCTTTAATCAATATAATAGATTTACAGGTGGATCTGCAATTTCATTCTCAGGACCGTTAAGTGGACTTAATTTATCAGGAATGCAATCAAATATGAGAGCAAATGTACAAGCAGTAAGACTTTTAAATACTTCAGCAGGTCAATGGACAGGAACATCTCCTCAAATAAATGTATCTTTTACTAATATGAGTACAGCACAAATAGTACAATTATTTAATGATATGGCAGCTCAAGGAAATGTTGTAACAAAAACAATTAATATAACATCAGCAACAGGAGCAGCAGCTTTAACTGCAGCAGATAGATTAATAGTAACATCAAAAGGATGGACAATAACTGGATAATTATGGAAGATACATCAGGATTTTATAAATTAGAAGATGACAATTGGCTTTATGCACCTAACTTTGTATATGGTCCAAATTATGAATTACTTAGAGAAAATAAAGATTCTTACACATACCCTGTAGAAGGATGGGAATGGTATGATGAATCACCTATAGAAGAATCATTTATAGAAGACGCAGTTATAGTAGAAGACATAAATAGTCTATAACATAAAATATTTTTTATATAGTTTATAACTAAGAAGTTTAAATAAATTTATTACATTTGTTAAAAATCAACAACAAATGAATAATCTATGTCAACTTGCCCTTCAAAAAGGAGGTTCTTTAAATTACTTAATGTTACCTGCTACTATAACAGAAGGGTTAGGTTTAACTAATCCTTCTATTTTTATACATAAGGGACATTATTTTCTTAATCTTAGACATGTTAAATATGCATTATATCATAGTGAAGGAGAACAAAAATTTCAATCTTCATGGGGACCATTAGCATATCTTAACCCAGAAGATGATCTTACTCTTAAAACAATTAATTATTTATGTGAATTAGATCTTAATACATTAGTTATTAATAAGTATCAAAAAATAGATACATCTAAATTAGATGTTAAACCTATTTGGCAATTTATTGGTCTTGAAGATGCAAGAGTAGTATATTGGGATAACAGTTTATTTATTACAGGAGTTAGAAGAGATACAACTACTAATGGAGAAGGTAGAATGGAACTCTCTACAATAGATAATAAAAATAAAGAAACTAAAAGAATTAGAATTGAACCACCTACAAAAGGTACTTATTGTGAAAAAAACTGGATGCCTATTCTTGATTTACCATATCATTATGTTAAATGGACTAATCCTACTGAAGTAGTTAAAGTAGATCCTATTAAAGGTATTTCTGAAACAGTTTTTTTAGTAGAACAAAAAATAAAATTTCCAAGAGATATTAGAGGTGGTTCACAAGTTATTACAATTGGAAATTATTATGTTGCTGTAACACATGAAGTAGACCTTTGGTATAATGAACAAAAAAATAAAGATTCTCACTATTACCATAGATTTATTATATGGGATAAAAAATGGAATATTGTTGCTCATTCTTCTGAATTAAAATTTATGACAGGAGCAATTGAATTTACTTGTGGTTTAGCTTTTGATGGTAATGATATTATATTACCATTTGGATTTCAAGATTCTACAGCTTTTATTCTTAAATTTCCTATTAATCTTTTAGAAACATTATGTAATTTAAAACTTGTAAAACCTAAAATAAAAAAATCATTAATATTCGCTACTCCAAAAAAATTAGAAAACTTCATTTATCAACCATATAATGAAGATGTTACATTTGAATTAGGAGAATATTATTTTTTAAATGGTCATTATGCATCTGCAATGTCTTTTTATTTAAGAACAGCAGAATACTCAAAAAATTCAAATAAAACATATGAAGCATTATTAATGACTGCTAAATGTTTATCTAATATTAAAAGAAGAGACGTTACTGAATTAGGGTTATGGCTTAATGCACTTAACTTTGATACAGAAAGACCAGAAGCATATTTATTTATAAGTACATATTATGAAAAACAAAAAAAATATAATCAAATGTATAGCTATGCTATATTAGGATTAAAATATTATGCAAATGCTAAACCAGTAACTTCTAATCTAGGATATGAAGGTAGCTATCAACTTAATTTTCAAAAAGCAGTTTCTGCTTGGTGGATTGGTAAATCAAAAGAATCTAAAGATGAGTTTATTAAATTACTTAATAAAAGTACAGAATTAAGTGAAACATACCAAAAAATGATACGATCTAATATTACATTTTTAGATTCTGGACCATATCCTTTTTTAAGATATTACAAAGGATTTTATGATCAGTTAAGATATAAGTTCCCAGGATCAGAGTCTATTGAAAAAAACTTTTCTCAAACATATCAAGATATGTTTGCATTATCTATGGTTAATGGTAAAAGAAATGGAACATACTTTGAAATTGGTGCAGCAGATCCATTTCATGGAAATAATACAGCTCTTTTAGAACAATTTGGATGGACAGGTACTTCATTAGAAATTTTACCACATGAAGTTGAAAAATTTAAATTACACAGAAAAAATGAGATTATATTATGTGATGCTACAAAGTTTGATTACTCTGTGCTTAAAGGTCACATTGACTACTTACAAGTTGATTGTGAACCACCAGAAACTACTTATAAGATACTTACAATGTTACCTTGGGATCAATGTACTTTTGGAGTAATTACATATGAGCATGACTACTATACAGATGTAACACAATCATTTAGAAAAAAGTCTAGAGAATTTTTATTAAGTAAAGGTTATATGTTAATAGCAAGTAATATATCTCCAAATGATGATTGTCCTTATGAAGACTGGTGGGTACATCCAAAACATATAGATAAAGATATAATTAAAAAAATGTTGGCAGATGATGATTCAATTAAAAATGCAGAAAAATATATGTTTGGAAAGTTGTAAATTTTTTTGTATATTATAGATATAACATCATTTAATATATAAAACTATGTCAGTAGGAGATTTAAAAGATTACGGCAATAAAGGAAATAATTTTCCTTGGCAATTAAAAATGCTAAAAGGATTACAAGGTATTATTAATGCTATTATTTCATCAACTAATATAAACATTATAGGTCCATTAGGACAAAGAGCTTGTGGTGAGTCAGTTTCTACAACTTTGTGTACTGACCAAGCTAATGTGCCAATTTTACCAGGTATAAATACAGTTAATGGACTTAAAAATATAGCTTTCTTTACTGGAGCAACTTCAAAACTATTAACATTATCAATTTATAATCAAGATACTACTGTTTCTATTTTAGTAAGTACAGATAATGGTGTTACTTATATTTCTGTTCCTAGTAAAGCAACAATTAATTTTGATGCTGGAGGATTACTAAACTACTTTGATCCAGGTAGAATATATATTAATTCAAATTCAGCTACAATAGATCCACTTATTATTTATACATATACACTATAATGTCTACAAGTATTACTATATCAAAACAAATTGCTATTAAAGATGAAGGAGTAGTAAAAACTTCTGATGTAAATAGTATTGATTTCACAGGTGCAGGTGTAACTGCAACAAATGTTGGAAATGCAGTTACTGTAAATATACCAAGTGGTGGTGGTGGTGAAGTTACTGGTTTACAATCAGCGGTTTATAGTACTTTGTTTAATTTCAAAACATCAAACGCACTGTGTGCTATTAGTACTCAAAGTCATGCTGTAAATGCAGGTATGCAATACGTTCCTTATATACCAAACACAACTTTTACTTGTGTAGAGTTCTCTATTAATGTAGCAACTGCACAAGCAACAGGTTCAGCAAGGATTTGTGTTTATTCTTCAAGTAATAATGTACCTACTAATTTGTTATACAGTAGTGCTGATTTAGATTGTTCAACCACAGGTGCAAAAAGTGTAATATCTTCTTTTATTTTTACAAAAGGAACAACTTATTGGTTGGGTCTTCAAGCAAATCTTGGTAGTATTAATGTTACAGGATTAGCTAGTGATGCTTGTATTCCATTATGTCATTTTGCTTCTGGAACTGCAATTACTTGTTGGGTTCAAGTTGGTCTTACATACGCAAGTGGTGCACCAAGTGTAGCAGGTGTAAATTCTTATACACCTAATACTTCACCACAAATAATAATGAAAAAATAATAAAATTATGGCACAAATAAGAAATGAAATTTATGATGAGAACGGACTTGTAAGAGTTGAATTTACTGAAGTAGAAGGCCCTACTCAAGAAGAACTAATTGCTCAAAAAGAAACACAGTTACTTGCTTTGTATGCTGAGTTAAAAACTCTTAAAGGAGAATAAATGAAATACTTAATTATATTACTTGTATTATTATCATCTTGTTCTCTTGAAAAAAGATTAGCAAAGTATTGTCCACTATGTGTACAAAAAGATAGTACAGTAACAGTAATTCAAATCAAAGATACTACAATTGTAATTCCTGGAGAAACAATAACCTTAATAGATACTCTTTATTGTGATTCATTAGGTAATGTTATATCTAAATTAAAAGAAGACTTAAGAGACAAAGATGGTACTTTAGTTAGTGTACAAACTAAAATTAAAGATAATGTATATTATACAAAAGCTAAGGTACACACAATCTATAAAACAATTAAAGGTAATGATGTCTATCATACCAGAGTTGTTACCAAAACTTTAAAACCAGAAAAAATTAAATACATTCCATGGTGGGTAAATTTCTTTGCTGTACTAGGGGTAATATTATTTCTTATACTACTTGTATACTTTGGTTACAAGCTGATTAAACTTTATTTATTATGAAAACACAGTTATCATTATTACTAATATCAATACAACAAGAACTTTTGACTTTAATATCTATTTGCTTTGCATTCTTTTTACCAATATCTGGTATACTCTTGATGATTGGAGTATTAATAGCTATTGATACTTTTACAGGAATATGGAAAGCAAATAAATTAAAAGAAAAAATAAGTAGTAGAAAGTTATCAGCTATAGTTAGTAAGCTAGCACTGTATGAAGTTACTGTAATAATGTTCTTTCTTATTGATAAATTTATTCTTAATGATATTATACTAACTTTTTTTAGTGTACCATTTATGTTGACTAAAGTAGTAGCATTAGTATTAGCTAGTATAGAAGTAATGTCAATCAATGAGAACTACAAAGTAGTTAAGGGAATAGACCTGTGGCAATCAATGAAGTTATTATTTGCTAGAGCAAAGGATATTAAAGATAATATAAATAAAATAAAATAAAAATGGACTTAAAAAAACAAAGATTAGAAGAGTTAACTAATATTGCACCAACAGTATTAGTCAAAATGGACATGGAATGGTTAGGTTCAACTACTAATACTGCAGACTTCCAGATCCGGTTAACAAGTACTGGAACAACAGTAGTTAAATTAAATGCATTAATTATACGTGGAGTTCATGCTCCAAAGATAACAACAGGAACTATAACCTGGAAAGCATTAAATAACAATACTGATCCTTTATGGTTAGGTTGGCCTAAAGTAACAACTAACTTACCGTATATTTCAGGGCAAAGAAAATTAAATTTCTCTTCAGCAACAAATATCTTTACCAATGAAACTGCTCCTATTATACCAACTGGAGATGGAGTAGTAGTTGGAACTTTTAGAGTTTCTACAACAACTACATGGAATCCAAATACTGACTTTGGTTTTACTTGGGAAATGACATCAGGAGGAGTCGTGGGTTATGTAAATTTTGAAACACAATCTTCAACTACGGCATTACCAGTTGGTTTTATACATTACGGACCAATCACATCTAATGCAATAGGAAAATGTTTAACAGTAACAGCATCAAGTACTCAACCATTAAATAAATAAAGTTAAATGTTATATACTAGAGAACAAATAGAAAAAGCAGTAAAAGAAAAAGGATATGTATATTTTGCAGGTCCTAAAAACTATGATGTTAATATAGTAGGAGTAAGAAACTCTGATACTGGCAAAACAGTAACTAATTTATTTGATGATAAGATAACTTTATCTTATAAATTAGATGGAGTATGGAAATATCATGAGTGGGATAACACAACTGAACCAGGTAAAAAAGGAGTTACACAATATCACAATGCTAATGGTGTAGCTAGATTAGTACCAGGACAGTATAGAGGTGTGTATGCTATATCTAAGCACCAAGGAAAGTATGAAGCACTGTGTCAAAGACTAGGAGATGTAACTGTATGGAGAGATAAAAATAAAAACATGACCTTTGATGAGGTTGAAACAGATACAGGAATGTTTGGTATAAATATTCACAAAGCAGGTTCAGTATCAAACTTTGTAGAAAACTGGTCAGAAGGATGCCAAGTATTTAAAAGATCAAAAGATTTTGATGAGTTTATGAAAATAATAAATAAAGCAAAAGACTTTCATGGCAATCATTTTACATATACTTTACTAGAGAGTAAAGATATTAATTAATTAAACAAACAATTATGAAATTTAGAAACAGCTGGAAATCAGCAACAAAACAATGGGATAAGATATCTATAAGATTTAGATTATCTTCAATAGATGTATTTACTTTAGAGATAGATGTTTCTAGAGAATTTTACATGCTAACAATATTAAACTTAACAATTAAAAATAGATAATATTAATTATAAAAATTAAAAAAAATGAAAACTAAATGTATGAGTTGTGGTGGTCCCACAAAAAAAATGCAAAATGGTGGTTTAACTACTGGTGCAAAAAAAGTTTTAAAACAAGGCCCAATAAAAACAATTAAAACAATTAGAAAAGCTGTTAATAAAATAACAAAACCTACAACACCAAAAATGGAATTAGGAGGATCTCTTGAAACTTTTCAAAATGGTGGTACAACAAGAAATGCTAGAACTGGTAAACATACGGGCGGTCCACTAAGTTGTTTTGAAAGAGCACAACGTACAAATAAAAACCGCAAATTTTGGCATAGTGGTGGTGGTAAAACAATTAAAAATATTGGTAAAACTGTTTTAGGTGCGGGAGCATTAGTTGGAGCAGGAGCAGTTGCATACAAAAAAAATTCAAAATTTAAAAATGCTGTTGATGAATTAAAAGGTAAATTAGGTTTTAATAAAACAGGTGGTGCAGTAAAAAAATATCAAAATGGAGGTACTACAGATAGTTTAAAAGTAATTAAAAAAGAAGGTAAACTAGCAGTAAAAACTGAAAAACAAAAACAAGCAGCTGCAAAAAAAGCAGCAGCTAATGCTAAAAAAATAGCAAAAGCAAAAGAAAATGCTAGATTAAACTTAGAATGGCAAAAAATGACCAAAGATCAAAAAGATAGTCTTTTTATAAGTGAAAGACAAAAAAATTGGTAACGTCTTATTTAAGATATAATAATCCAGGTAATTTAATTTATCTGGATTTTTTTTTGTTTAAATATTTTTTATTTAAACTTTTATAGTATATTTGTTTAAACTTTAAAAATATAAACAATGG